TCCTGCCTGTGGCTGAATCATATATGTAGGCGATATATCAACGTGACAGCCTCAGAGCGATTCTAAGACTTATGGATCACTAACCCAGTGGTGGAGACGACGAAAGGCTGAAAGTGTCTGTATGGACCAAGGAAAGCGCTTACCTGGCTATTGAGGCTTCAGGTGCAGTCTGGGAGGCCCCTCTGAAGGTGTGATCTGGGTCACAAAGCCTTTATTTTGCTAGATCACTAGTTTACTTTGAACGTGGAGGTTCAGTGCTTTTGACCCAGATAAATCAAGATTGGACGTTTTAATGGAAAGTAAAGAACGTAGAGCAATTGAATTGGTTTACAACAACTTTACAGATTACATTAGTAGTGGAGAAAATTTAAAGTTAGTTTGGTTTTGTAAAACTCTGCAAAATTGGAAGGCTATTGTAGCAGATGTTAGTGAGGGAGGTTCTCTTTTTGAAGTGACTTATAACGGAGATAAAGCAGAGACTTACATCGATATGTATGACAAACTTAAGAACGTAAAGGTTGTTGACTGATGGATCAAAGAGATTTAGATAAGCGATTTAATGCTCACGGCTTGAATAATCGTCAAGCTGAAAACTGCGCTCTTATTAGAGAAAAGTGCAGTACACTAGCTAACATTATTAATACAGAAGTTCCTGATGGGCGAGAGAAGTCTACAGCAATTACTAAGTTGGAAGAAGTAATGTTCTGGGCAAATGCAGGTATTTCAAGGGAGGAGTAATTGCCTAAGGATGAAGTTTACTACGATGATAAAACTTTAGATAAGGTTAGAGAAGTACTAGAGAATTATTTAGAATTTAAAAGCGATGCTGATGATATCATTAATGATTTACACAACGTAGGAATTCTATTTAGGGAAAGAGTTAAGGAGGAGGTAGATGGTAACTAGAAAACAATACTACGCTATTAAGGAAGGACTTACAGCCGCAGAAAAAGATCTAATTGGTTACTACGAACTTCAATGGTTTCTTACAAACACAGTTCCTACTGTAGAGCAAGTTTACAAGCATTTAAGAAAAACTAGAGACAATCTTAGGATCACATCAGTCAATTACTATTTAACCCGTAAACCAGTTATCAAAGCTTTAGATGATCGTGGAATTCCTTGGCGACAACATTCTCAAGAAGAATTAACGCCACAGCAGCAAGCAGCAGCTTTGACAGTGATGAACTTTGCTGATGAACGTTCTATTGCTGAAAAATTAGATCAACTGGGAATTCTCCCAGCTACTTATTACGCTTGGTTGCAAGATCCTGTTTTTAATAACTTCGTTAACTCTTTAGCAGATCAGAACAAGATTAACATTCGACCTACAGCGGTTGCTGAATTTACTAAGAAGGTTAATTCAGGTGACTGGAACGCTGTTAAGTTCTTCTTAGAAGTTACTGGAGAATTTGCTAACAATACAGCGCCACAGAGTGAAGTACTTCTGCGGATGATTGTTGAGATCATTCAGAAGCACGTTAAAGATCCTGAAACGATTATGGCCATCGCTCAAGACATCAAGTTAGCTTCAGCTAATAGAACTCTTGAAGTTGTTACCGAGCAGCCAGCTATTACAGGTGAAGTTGTTGAAGATCCTGAACTTGAACACGCTAAGAGACAGTTAGGATTTGGATAATGGATGAAATTCTTGAAGGTGATGTCGGTAGAACAGTTAATATTCAAAGTAGAGATTATTGGGTTAAAGAGTTAGAAAAGGAAGTCTATCCGTCAGAATTTCTTAAGCAATTAGAGGATATACAATTTGATACTAAAAGATATTATTTGAATAGTATTGCTACAGTAATTCCAGAATTTAAAATTACTGGAATTATGGAAACCTGATGGAATTTATTTTAGTAGTTTGTACATCGGCAGATGGAAGCTTTGAAGTAATTAGAAAAATTCAATACCCTACTTACTCTGTCTTTATCGTACGAGAACGACCTTGGGGATATAAAGAAGGTCAATTATTATGGTAGTTAATTTTACTTCTAATGTAGCACTAGCTAAACCTACTGATGTTGAACTTGCTGAGAATTGGGTAAACTTTACACAGTTACAAGGTGACAATAATACTATTATCCAAGATGAAGCTAACAAAGTTGTTACTGCGTATACTCCTACATTTATTACTCAAGGAACTCAGCCTAATATCGGTTCAGGTGGATCTGTCCTAGGTGAATACATTGATAACATGGGCGTTATCATGGGAAGTGCTATCGTTACTTTCTTTGGGTCTGGAATTGCAGCAGGTACAGGAGAATACGGAATTAGTCTTCCTTTTGTAGTTGATAACAGTTTTCACAGTGTTGGAAGTGCACTCAACTCAACGCCTGGATCTTTTTCTGTTATTGGTGAAGGATTTGTATATGATGCAAGTGCAAGCTCGACATCTGGCTCTGTGGCTATTGACTGTGTTACATTTGGTGGAGTTTCATATGCTAGAATGTTGACAGAAGCTTTTACCTCACCTGCTAAGACGTCTAGATTTGTAAGAGATGCAATGCCTATCACTGTGGCTGCTGATGATAGGTTTATTATTAACTTTCTGTATAAGAAGTTATGATGGAAGAAGAGCCGTTTATTATAACGATCCTGAAAGCAGATCATGTAGATGGATACCATAAAGATGCTAATAAATATTGTCCTCTATGTCGGGAAGAACAGATTTCTCTAGAAGTAGAAGAGTATTTAAAGGAGGTGCAATTTGGGAACGACAACAACAACTAATTTAGGATTAATTAAGCCAGATACAGATGAGTCTATTAAAGCAGTTGTTACACCTCCATCAGATGGATGGGCAGTGCAGAATGGTGTTAACTGTGACAAAATAGATACTCTTTTTAGACATACTAATACTCATACCTGGACTCCTACTTGGACAGCAGACACTACCAATCCTACTTTAGGATCTGGAGGTAGTGTATCAGGTAAATTTATTAGACTTTTTCCTAGAATGGTGTTAGCTTACTTTCAAATTTTTACAGGTGGTGCAGGATTTGCAGCAGGTTCTGGTTTATATCGAATAGCTGTACCTGCCACAGTGCCTACTGAGTTTGGAACTATTAATGATACCATGGCTGTAGGTAAGGCTTATTTACACGATAACGATGCGGTTGCAACGAGTTCTAATCTTGTAGTTCTTTATCAGCCAAGTACAAATTTGCTGGTTTTCAGAAAGCATGATGGTAACTTCTGGAGAGACAATACTCCCTTCGCTGTGGCTCAAAATGATAGATTATCTGGATACTGTATCTATCCTACATCGGATGCATGATGACTATCTCATTGATTACACCTTCCGGGTCAAATTTTATAAAGGATTTCCCGGGACAGAATGCAGTAAATTGTGATACTATTGATGCATATGCTGGACCTTGTTTAACGTCACATCCATTACAGACTTTTACTCCTATTTTAGAAGGAACCACAGGTAATCCTGTATTAGGTACAGGAGGATTTAATCGTGGTTTCTTTTATAGGATTTTTGATCAGATCTATATGTGGGGTGAGTTTCGCTATGGAACCGCCGGCATTGATGTAGGTTCAGGTATTTATACGTTAGCTCTTCCTTTTACTGTAAATAATACATTGGGCGCAAGTAGTGGATTTGATTTTTCTCCTATCGTAGGTACTGGAACTACATTTGATGCAGATTCAAACGCAGGCAGGCTACCTCTTACTGTTCATTTACGTGGATTAAATAAACTACAGTTTGGGATTCGGATGAATTCAGGCTCAGCTAACAGAGAATTAAGAAGCGCAGGATATATTACGTGGGCAATTAATGATGGCGTTTCTTGGAATGCACGAGTACAGAGAGTTCCTTAAATGACTCAGCCGACACCTTCTTCAGCTGAAGTTAATAAATTTCATTCAAATTCTGATGTTGATGGTGCAGTCACTTCTCAACATCACACATTGGGTATTCAGCATAATCAGAGTAGTCCGGGCGATCATAATCATAATGGAAAAAATTCTAAGAAGATAGGAAAGGGTATTAATCCTGCCTTTCCTACAACTGCTAATGCTACTTATTCTCAAGCTCAAATGCAATCTGTTATTGATGCACTGAGAGCGCTAGGTCTTGGTACTTAGTAATGAATGATTTTCTTGAGCAACTAGCAAGTTCCCTCTCTGTGGCTGCTAAGAAGCCCAACGTACTTAGTTACATTCCTAATTCTTCCGTACATGAAAGTTTTCACAAAACTACTAAGGTTGGCAGAATTCTTAGAGGTGGTAACCGTTCTGGGAAATCTGTTGCCGGTACAGTAGAAAGCGTTTGGAGAGCTACAGGTAGACATCCGTTTTTAAACACACATGAGGTTCCTACTAGAGGTAGAATTGTAACTGTTGATAGAGAAGCAGGTATTAATCAGATTATTATTCCTTTACTAAAGCAGTGGATTCCTCCAAGTGAACTAAAGAACGGATCTTGGGAAGATAGCTATAGCAGAAATGATAAGTTAGTAACATTACGTAATGGTTCTACAATTGAACTAAAGACGCATCAACAAGAAGTTGAGTCTTTTGCAGGTGTTCCATTACACTGGTGCTGGTTTGACGAGGAGCCTCCCCAAGCAATTTTTAACGAGTGCCGTTTGCGCCTAATTGACTACAACGGTGTTTGGTACATGACCATGACTCCTGTTGAAGGTCAAGATTGGATTTTTGATAGGTATATTGCAACAGCAGCAAAGAATGTTGACATGTTCGAAGTTGACATTAAAGATAATCCACATCTGAATAAAATAGCTCTTGAGTTACTTGATGATGACCTTGACGAGGATGAAAAGAAAGTCCGTCGTCAAGGTATTTTTGTACCCAAGGGCGGATTGGTACTCAAGGAATTTGATATTAAAAGACACGTTATTGCTAGAGGTAATCTTATTCCAGAATCATGGACTATTTATGTGTCTATTGATCACGGATATAATGCTCCTACTGCTATTAATTGGCACGCAGTATCGCCTAAGAAACAAGTAGTTACTTTTAGAGAACACTATAAAAACAAATGGGTTATTAGTCAACATGTAAATAGAATCAAGCAGATTAATGCAGAGATTGGAAGAGAGCCACAGCTCTATATTGGTGATCCTTCAATGAGTCAGAAAAATGCGATTACTGGGACTTCTGCTCTATCTGAGTATAGGCGTTTAGGCATTCCTCTTATGCAAGGTAAGAAGGATGTCACTGCTCGTATTAATAAAATGAATGAATACTTAAAATATGATATGTGGCATATAACTGAGGATTGTATCAACACTATTAAAGAAGCTAAAGGTTATGCTTTTAAAATCTACAATTCACCAAAAATTGCTGATCGAAATAATGTTAGAGAAGAACCTAATAAGAAGAATGACCATGCTATGGATGGATGTGGTTATTTCTTTAATTTAATGCCTTATCTGGGTCCCGAAGATAAGGGAATCACCCAGGGTATAAGTCAGACATTAATTAATAGAAAAGACTTCCCTTGGGAAGTGGATGCAGGATTTTATCAATCAAATAGATCAGATTTAGCTTTTGGAGAAATTCCGTGAAAGATACTAGTATCTTTGACATGTTTGTCCAGAAGTATGGCAGATTGCCAACGGAGTATGATCCTGATTATTTGGAGATGTTACGAATGAGTAAATATCGCATTTTAGCTGTTCCAGATTTAAAGCCTGGGAAATGCGCCAACTGCGGATCAGCTAAGAATGATGGACGAAAGTATATTGATTTTGGTTTAGAAGTTGATTGGTATGGAATCGTTTTTATTTGTGGCATTTGCTTAAAAGATATTGCTCTTAATATGGGATTGTTTGAAGAATTACAGACCAAATTACAGAATGCGCTAGCTGATATTATCTCAATTCAAATTCTGCGAGAGCAGGGGGTAGATTTACACAACAATACGGTAAGACTCTTTGAGGAGTTTGAAAAGTATTATGCTAATTTATATTCTCTTAGGAGTAATTCTGGCGTTAGTGCTAGCGCTGATGTGGGCACTGACACGACAAAACCCAATGACGAAGGATCTACTAGAGTTAACAGAGAAGCAACAAAAACACATCAGCGAGCTACTAAACCGACTTCAAGCTCCGGATCTGAAAACCTTCCTAGCCTTGCAAGCCTCCTCGAATCCGATTCCTGATTCTGAGTATATTTCTCGGGATGATGAAACGGAAGCTGAACGACTTGAAAAATTAGATACTAATCCTAATCATATACGCGTATTGACTGATGAAGAGATTAAACAGTATTCTATGACTGATTTTGGTTTTAGTGCAGGGTTACAATGACATATCCTGACAATCCTATGGGTTTGACTAGTACAGGGTTCTTTACAGAAGAAAGTAGAGATGCGGATAAGCAGCGTGAAAGATTAGCTGCTATCGGGATGCAATGGTTTCATCAGTGTCAAAATGATAGAACCATGCAGGAACGGCAATGGTATTTAAATTATGCTTTCTTGTCTGGTAATCAGTATGTGCAATTTAGACAGACTCAAAGTGGAGGACCTTTTGATCTTTATGTTCCCAATGCTCCCTACTATAAGGTTAGAATTGTAATCAATCAAATTCGTCGAACCATCCGTAAAGAAATTGCTCGTTTGACAGCTCAGAAGCCCAATGCATTTGTAGTGCCCTCTTCAACCGAAGATGCCGATGTATTTGCTGCGCAAGCAGGAGAGCAGATTTGGGATTCCCTGTGGCGAAGATTGAAATTTAATAAAACACTAAGAGATGCGGTTTTTTGGCAAGCAGTAGCAGGTACGGGATTTATTAAAACATACTGGGATTCTACCAAGATTGATCCAGATTCAGATATGCCTGGAGATATCTGCATTCATAGTGTGACTCCTTTTCACATTTTTGTTCCAGATTTAATGTGTTCTGAGATTGAAGATCAACCTTATATTATTCATGCACAAGTTAGAAATAATTCGTGGATTAGACAGAATTTAGGAATTGATGGAGATAGTAATAAATTAGAGTCTGTAGATGAAGGTTTGCAGACTGTAATGGGTGTTAGTCGCAATAACAGTAAAAAAGATCAATCTATTATTCTTGAAATTTGGGTTAAGCCAGGTTATCTTCCTGAATTACCTAATGGTGGTATGTTTACTGTTGCTGCTAATAAATTAGTACAAGGTATGGATAGCTGGCCTTACGATCATGGGCAGTATCCTATTGCTAAACTAGATTCTATTCCTACAGGAAAATTTTATACTGCATCTAT